CTTTTTGCAGAAAATACTCGAAACAATAAATTGTTCCCAGTTAAATGTATTTTAAATTCAGTTGACTCTACATCAGATCAACTCCTTGACAATTTCGATGACCCCATAAACCAGAGGAGTCAAAGAAGTTTAAGACATGTAAGTAAACTGGAAAGCTTACATACCGTCAAGAACTGGGATATGGGGGGTGTACTTAAAAAGCACGACTACTTGCATTCGTCGTTGTCGTAGCAGTAGTGGTGATTAACGCAGGAACACCAATGAAAAAAGAGGATTGAAAGTCATCACTAATTGCACGGCAAACTTGCATATTATTAATGGTGGCATCAGACTTAAACAACACGTCAGTATCAGGATAATCAGGATTAGGTGCGGTTGTAGGAGCAAACGTATTTCCAATGTAGTTAACCGAAGTATAACTACAGTGCGTTTGGTTATAATAAGGAACTTGAAACTCTAGAGTGGGGTTAACAGAAACAGAAGAGTAGATAGGTGGCCAAGCGGAGCCAGCGTTATTGGTTTGAACCATAGAAATAACAGGTTGATTGCTAGTAGTCCTATCAAAACCAAAAGCAGCGGGATAACGATTATAAGAAGCCCGCATAGAAGTGGGAGGAGTTGAATCGTTGGTGGGATAAATTTTATGACGCACACCACCACGATAAAACCTATAAAGTGGAACAATGTAATTAAAATAATCACAATAATAAGGAAAAGATGGACCAGGGGAAAGACCAGCATTTGGAACAAAATTCTGAACCCAAGGCCACCAAGTGACTTCATCACCAGAAGAGGCTTGAGTAATTTTACTAGTATTGAGCCAAGGAACAGACCTAAGCATCAATTGACGAAGAGAGGTGACCCTCTCGCCAATACAAAAACGCGCACTAGCACTAGAATCATGAATAACAACAGAAGAACCAATAGGACCTGCAACTTTGTCAGCTTGTGAAGTATCTTTGCGTTGATCAATAGTAAATTCACCAGCTTGAGGGGTAAAAGTACTAGAAGTAGGGTTGGTTAAAGTAGTTCCAGGGGTATTACCAACTCCAGAACCCAAAAAGGTCACGAAAGGAATATTTTGAATGGGAGTAGGGACACAAAACTCAAAATCACTAGCACAATATTGCTCAACCAAAATAGAAATACTAGCAGTAACAGTATCTGGGTTTCTAAGTTCATTTTGAACAAAGAAAGACAAAGTGCCATAAATTTGTTGACACTTCTGATAAGGTCTAGTATTAGCATAAGGACAAGTAACACGATACTCAGAACATTCACGGAGATCTATCACTTCTCTATGCAAATTCATAGAAGAAGTATAATCAGCAGTAAGAGACGTACTATCACCAGGTTGATAAACAACTAAAAGACGTCCAGTATGAAATTCAGTCTTAACAAACTTAAAGACAAAAGAAAAAGAACCTCGATACATATCAAAGACTTGGGAAACATAAGCAGCAGGGGAACAGTCAAGGTAAGTCTCAGCGCCAGTATTATAAGTAACAGCAGTTCCAGTTTGAAAAACTTGTGGACCTAACTGGATAGCACCAATCAAAACTCCAGTTGCATTGTTTGAAGTCCAGGTATAACTTTGATGAAAAGTGGGTATAGACAACAAATAAGCAATATTGAGTTCATCAATAGAAGAACCAGAAACAGCAGGCATAATTTCAACATGATTATCATCAAACGTAGAAAGTGAAACACTAGTGTCAACACCTGTACAATGAATACCATTACGCATAGGTAATTGTTGGACGGGCATAGATTTCTCGCAAGTAGCTACTTTACCATAGCCAAAGGCTTGTGCTGTTTTAGCAGCGTATGCAAGGGCCCAAGAAGTAGGTCCAGCTACAGCAGATAATAAGGGATAACTCGAAAGATAAGTGGAAACTTTAGACAAAGCACTCAAAGAACCAGAAAGAGAAGAAACACCAAGAGCTTGAGACTCATTGTCAACGGCATTTCTAGGAGCACCCACAACACCTCTTTTATTTTTTCTAGATTGCCTACCAGATTGGGCGACAAAAAACGCACCAGGCACAGTAGGAAAAACCAACTCAACGTCTTCAAAATGAGCCCAAATAGTAACATTCGCATTCAATTCAGTGGAAGCACTAGTAAGTGGAGAATAAACTCTAAGTGAAGCATAACCATTGAAACCAGTATTGTTTATGGTGTTATAATAAAGGAATTTAGAAACAAAAGGAACTTCCAATTCAACTTCGGTATCAGTAGCAGCATCAAAATCAATTCTAGGTAATTGGGACATGGACCTAAGCGTTCTATAGCACTCAGTAGCACGCAAATCAGGAGCAGGGGTCTGGGAAGTGTTAGGATATGGGACGTCTGTAGGAACAAAAGTAAACATAAGACGGCCTTGCTGGAAACGGTTAGTATTAACTTGAACTTTCAAAATAGTTTTTGCTCTAAAACCAAGAAAACCAGAAACCTTGAAAGCAGAATTGTAATAATTCAAAATAGTAGAAGGAATAGCAACAGATAAAACCTCAGTTGTGGCTGTCTGTGTACTAGTCCAAAGTGTACGAGCAATAGGAATAGGACGGGCGAGAATTTCTTTTAAAGCATGTTCTCGACCATCAGAACCGGAAGATAAAAGATCCATCGAAAGCTCCTCACATGAAGTGGGGCAAACAGATTCAACTTCACGAGCATCATGAAAGACCAAAGTTTCGTCCACAGTAGTAGACATAGACGTAATAGATTCGTTGTTAGCAATTCAACTTTTAAAAAGCATGGCTGAATTAAACCAATGCAATCGATCGTCAGTTCCTGGATTTTATGGGGGTCGCCCACACGGCATCCTGGTAGTAAGATTAAAAAACCCACCGCAATCCTCCAGCAGCAATACTTCCCAACTTTAATGACGATAGTTACGTCAGGAAGCAAGATCACACTGAAGGTCCTTCAACCATTCTCAAAATACCAAACTAGAACCCCGCACAAGATCTTGAAGACCTTTATATGAGGTTATAGTTGGCACAAAACCAATAGCATCTTTTGAACTTTTAATAATTAAGGGAGACCATGCTAAAAATACCCTTTCATCATGCAGACTCAATTCCTTCAAGCTAGTTTCCACATTATCTTTCTCAATATCTTCTTTGAGAGCGCCCCTTTTTGTCCAATAGGGCATTTCCAATATAGTTTCTAAACTTAACGGGGCAAGATAATTATAAACTTGATGATCAAACCTAAAACTTCTCTTAAGAAAAGTGATTTCAGCCAAATTTCTACTAAGAGAAATCTCTCCTTGCTTAGTTTCAGCAGTATATCCAAGACCGAGTTGCGCCATAGCACCAACTAACGTTTGTTGGTTATACCAACTAATCACATTGGCACTAACATTAGCTACACTATCGTCGCCATAAACCATTAAAAAAACGTTTTCGGAAAAAGCTTTCATATTCTTTAAATTGGGTTCAGCGAGCAACATCCAAGCCATACGGTAGGAAATCAAATTATACAAACTATTAATAATAGTAGTGGCAGGATGCCCACTGGGAAGTGATTTATGCCAATCATAAACAATATCATCACATAAATGTCTAGAATTAGTAACATCTTCCCAAAGAACTTGTCGCACTTTATTTTCTAAAGCAGACCCATCATACCACTTTTGTATAATTGACAAAACGGCCTCTAAAACTACGACTTGTTCACTACCATCGAAATTCTTAAAATCACCGGCAACACAATGTTTACCCCTCTTCTGCAACATGTTTGCTAAAACATGCCACTCATCAGAGTAAACATTGACACCAACAGCAATCTCATTATCCAACCTAGATAACATAATGAATTGACAAAAACGCATAAAATACATTCTTGTAGCAACAACTAAAGGTAAAGGAGCACTGCTAATCAATCTAGTCTTGCCAGAAATAACTTTTTCCAACGGACGTCGCTCATCCTTCAATACGTCAACGAAAATATGCTCTAAACGTTGACCTTTAGAGGCTAAGTCGACAATTTTAAGCACTTCATTCTTAAGTTGTTTACATCCAGTGGTCTCAAGGTCGTAAACAATATCTTTGCCAAAAAACCATTCCTTACCACGATAACCATCAACTGGATGAGCAACATAAGGATAACCCGCTGAAGTAGCACGAGGAATACTGTCAAAATATTCATCAAATGGATCACCCAAAACAGCTTTTTCAAAGCTAATAACAGTACGCTCCTTATATGTGCTAGCAATAGTAGTATTCTCCAAGGAAGACCAAACGGCATCAGCACAATAGTTTGCCAACTCTTTATCTATCTCAATCTCAGGACCACCATAACGTTCTATGGCTTGATACTTGGGATTAATTTCTAAGCCATTAAAAAACACATTACGCAATCTAGCAGTATCAGTCTTTGACGGCCCCCAACATTCATACAACGCCGATTTAATAATACGACTACGTTTTGGTGCATAAATAGCAACAGGTAATTTTCTAACGAAATCAAAATTACCTTCAAAAGGTAAGAAATAATCTCCTGACTGTGGTTTATATTCCACAAATTCAGATATGGCAGCTTCCAGATCATCTGAAGTTACTACACAAGCCAAACCATGCCTATTGGAATTACCAGCTACATGAATTCCAACAATTTTCTGAGGAGAAATTGCTGAATTATGCAAAACCAATGGAGAACCACAATCACCTTTAACGGTAGGCGCTCTATATGTAACAAATTCTTTAAGAGTATAACTACCACTCTCAGTTCTAATCTCTTCATCTCTATCAAAAGAACCATTACACCCCCAAACATCACTATATTCAGTCCGAGGCACAACTAAGTGAAAATAACAAGCCCTCATATTATCAATCTGCCTCCTATTACAGAACAACTTGACAATATCTGGAAAAATGCGACAACCATTCTTTGGTAATTGCACCAAACACAAATCCAATCCACGCAATTTGTCATTGGTAAAAGCACCATCAATAACCGAATAGTCAAGCGCAATAACTTCATTAGTGCGCACATTCTTCAACTTAAAAATATCAGTAACCTTAAAAATACCCTTCTTAACATTAGAATCAAAATCAACTTTAAAATGATAAGGCATAAGAAAAATATTATCTCTAAGTGCAAGTAGACTACCGACTTTTCCACTACAATCCTCATTACTGATAGTAAAAATATGATTCTTAGTAAGTTTGGAAATAACTTCTATTGCGTTAACGTCGGCACCACCCTGAGCAGTGAATACATTCTTAACCACGTTTTTACCACTCTTTTTTACTGCTCCACGTCTAGCATGGTGAGGCTCCTTAGCATTTCGACTATTACTAAAACTCTCATTATAATAAGCAAAAGGAGCTTCACCACCTTCATCAAGAGTTTTAAATTCGACACCCAAGTACTCTTCTTGTCTCAATAAATGCTTATTATGCCAAATCTTCTGGCGACAATTATTATCACAACAACGCTCTGGGAAGACTTCACGTGAAACCTCTAAAATTTTCCCAGTCTTAAAACAGCGTGCATTAAAAACAAGTGATAGACTACAATCACGATCAATATCAGGCTCAGCAGTATAATCACAACCTTCGCAATGACGGATAGGGGAGTCCTTCGATTCCTTATAACAATAATTCCGCACTTCGTCAACCTTGACTATAGAGGGATCTTTTCCAATTTTATCAGATCTCTCACCACTCAACATGGATATCAATTTGTAGCCACCAGCAACAGCAGCCATCCAACCAAAATAAGACATAACCATACCAAAATCCCACAACAAGTTATACTTCATGTTAAACTTAACGAAAAACTTCTTAAAACGATCCCAATAGTTCAACATAACTTTTCTAGGCTTGTATAAATCCTCCAAGATAGTTGGCTCTGGTTCACAAAAATTGTTTGAAATGTCGGCAGCAAAAGCCAAAGCATATCTACTAAAGAAAACTGTAAGAACTCGCTTAATAACAGAACTTTCACACCCAATACACTCCAATATACATGGCCCCATATATTGATACATATTATCAACAAGTACAATAGTCCAAATATGAACAGTATCATCATTAGTGAACTTGTCAACCCATTGTCTAAACATCTCAATTTTATTAGTACTATATTTGCCAAGTTGCTCAACAACAGAAGGATCCACATGGTAAGGAGGGGGTGTAGTTTGTTTCAACAAATCAATCAAAGAGACATGTTTAATTCTGGAATTTAAAAAATCATCAGGATGATCCTTTCTATCATCCAAAACAACAGAAGAATCGTCAAACTCTTTTTCAAATTCGGAGTTCAAGTCATTAAGAACACAGTCATCCTTAGAACTACCAGGAAAACAGTCATCATCAAAATTTGCTTGAGAAGAAAACTTAGTAGTATTAGCCAAATCACTCAAATACAAGTTTGACTTATCTTGCTTAATATTAAAACCATGTGTCAAGTAATCATTCAATTCATGATACCGAAGTGTCTTAACCACCGGACCATCTGGTTCTTTCAAAATATCAAACATATAAACATCAGGACAAAAACCTTTTCCAACCAAAAACTCATGTTTCGTATTAAGGGAACCTTTAACACCATTCGTACCATCACACTGGTAAGGCTTATCAATACGAACAACTATACAAGCATCAAAACGTCTCATAACAGCTTCAGGAGCAACTAAAGAATTAATTCTAGCATGTAAATTTGTCAAATTTGTAGAACACAATATGACTTTACTACGAAAAGTAGTATTGCCTTTTGCCTCTATATTAGCCATATGACAAATATTTGGAAACATATTACTAGCCCTAATAATGTCCATAAACTCATTATCAGCTATACCAATAGAGTCCCTAATCTGGCCAAAATCATCAAAAACAGTGACAAATTGTCCACGGTAACCATCCCAATATTTATGTTCTTGTTGTCTACAATAAACAAAATCCATATAATTGGCATTAAAAGCCACTTTCTCACCTTCAGTAAGAACACTATTTAACAAATCTTTAACAATAGGAATAGTAGCATAACTCTTACCAACACCAGTACCACCTTGCATCAAAATGGTATATGGTTCCATTCTGGGACCACCACCAGCAATATTCGCTTGCTCAAAAGGCAAAGCCAAACGATTCAAAATATTCATGTGGGAAGACATAGCATATCTTACCCGAGCTGAACTCATTAAAGGACTATCCTTAGTTAAATCCAAACCCTGCATTTTTAAAGTGAAAATATTATCAGCATTAACCGCATTAATAGCAAAGAATCCTTTAGCATTCAAATGAGCGATTTCGTCTACCCGATCACACCAAGAAGTAACCTGAGGCATAGCAGTAGACAACAAATTAATGTGCTTCAAACCAAGGCAACGCGAACGAATAAAGTTCACAGCCACTTCTACAAGTTTAATAACATGTGTAATCATATACTCCACTCCTGAATGTGCACGTTCAATTTTAGAGGCCAAATCAACAAAGGACTTAAGTTTATTAGCACTAGGAACTTTTGAAATAGTCAGCCATGAAACAACGGCCAAAACTAAAGAACTAAAACCAGAGTAATCAGTCTTATCAGCAGACTGAGCTTCAAAACCAGTACGGTTAGATTTGTCGGTCAAATACGCAACACAAGAATCAAACACTTTCTTAACTCTCTTATAATATTTGCCAGAAAATATAGCTAAACCAGCTACACTAGTAATACTAAAGAGCGAAATCCAAATCGGGCTAGAAGTTGAATAAGCTTTATAACCAGAAGCCAACATCAATAAAGAAACAGGTAACATGGAACCCATCTTTTTAAAAATAGCACCAATAGAAAAGCCAGAACTGCCAACAGAAGACAAATCAGGCAACTTATTAGCCAAATTATTCAAACTATCACCAATATGTGCACCAAAATTTTCAGGTCGCCAAGAACCAGGCACATCACCAGTAAGAACATTAGAAATATTATGCATACTATCAGTTAATTTTTTAAGCATCTCAGTAACATTTTCACTTAAATCAAGTTCAGTTCCAAATAAAGCCATCTGAGCAACAAAATTGGTCTCTTTTAATTTGCGACCATCTTTAACAACTAAATTTTTTTGCTTCTCAATATGCTTATTAGTGGCTTTCAACATTCGTTGCAAACTCTCTTTACGAGCAGTCAACACATCCTTTGAGCATCTTTTTGGACGTGAAGCCTCCTCAGAGAAATTCTTCATTTGTGAAACAAAAGTTCCACGCATACAAGAAATGTCAGGATACAAAGCCCCAGAATAATCATCTTGCATAGTATAAGTAGTATCATAATATCTAACAGGACGAATGCTACTCTTCTTCTTAAAAACAACAGAAGCAACGTCATCACTGCGAAAAGTTAAATCCCTAGAAGTCAATCCCTCATAAACAGGAAAAGAAACCTCAAAAAACAACTTCCTACGTTGAACATAATATAAATGATACTGGTTATAAGAAATACAAACAAATAGACAAAAATCAGAATTAAAAACAACTGAAATGAAATTTTTTTTTGTTTTAATAGTTTTACTTATTTTTTTTTGGTTTTCATGAATTTTATTAAAGTAATCAAACGCATCAAATGTACGTCCAGGATAAAAATTATCAATAAGCACAACAGAAAGAGGCAAAGGTCCAGCTTTCTTACTAAGAGCCAGATGAGAACATGAACAAGATAAATCTTCCTTGCTTAAGTAATCACTCTCAATCAAAGTGTGAATTAACATTTCTATACGAAACATACCTCGAGAATTCACACTCGAGGATTTCTCAACATACCAAACACGATCAAGAGGCCAAATTTGGTGGGGATAAAAACTACGTGTAGTCGAATCAAAAAGATAATCAGCAACACGCATCAAAACCGGTTTCAAACCAGTTTTAGATTCAAACGAAGACTCTTCAGGAACAGGAATGGCGAAAATAATCATGATTTTGGTTAAGAGATAACTTCTTGGTGAGATATAAACACACGGTGTGAATACAGAGATAACCAAGGTGTGAGAGCTCCAGTCAGGAAAATATTCTTAAGAGGCGGACTCGATAGTAGAGTAGAAGGCCAATCACAAAGGTGGCGTAAAAATAGCTCTCCAGGCCGAACTTGTTTTTAAAATTAGACGAAAGAGATACAGAAAAGTGTTTTAAGTTGTTTCCAGATTTCTACTGTGAGGATAAATGCA